GACTTGGCATTAATGGGAGAACATTTAATTCCACAAACATCCGAACAACTTTATTACAGACAACAATTTGAAAAGAATTATCCAGGATTGGGTACAATTATACCCTATTTTTGGATGCCAAAGTATATTAAAGCGACCGACGCAAGCGCACGTTCTCTGCACATTTACAACTCTACTGTTTCTACGGAAAAGTAATGTATAACAGTTAGTAAAATATATAATAATTTCGGTATTATTATATATAATGATTTGGTTTATAATTTACTCGATTTTAACATTTAGTGCTTGTTTATTTCATCTATTTGGAACCTATTATTTTTTACAATCTGGTCAGAATCAGACATTTCTCCGCGTAATGATAACTTCTATATTATTGAATTCACTGGCTACGATCATTCGAGTGCCAAACAATTTATTTTTAGGAAAAGGGCTTTCGGTGATCTATATGGAAATGTTATACGTATTTTTGTTATTTATTGCTACCACAATGTATAGTAAAATTATATTGAACGAAAACGTCCCGATTCACACGCACATAATAGCCGGACTGATGTTTGGATTATTTATAGTAAATGAATACTTGTCACAAAGAAGCACACAAGTGATCTAGAAATCCGCGTTGAACTCAAAAACATCGGTATCGATCGTTTTATTTGCAAGTGCATATTCAGAGTTCGTGCGCTCAAAGAAATTAACCTTTGATTCCACGCTGATTAATTCCATAAAATCAAACGGGTTTAATGAAGAATATAATTTGTCATAACCAAGCTGCAAGCATAGTCTATCTGCAACGAATTCGATATATTGTGTCATTAGCTTGGAGTTCATTCCTATCATACGACAAGGAATGCTCTCGGTAATAAACTCCTTTTCGATTTCTACCGCTTCGGTCACAATTTCATAAAATCGTTTTTTCGATATTTTTCTTTGTAATTTCGAATATAACAAGATTGCAAATTCAGTATGTAATGCTTCATCGCGCGAGATTAATTCATTTGAGAATGTAAGCCCGGGCATAAGACCACGTTTCTTAATCCAATATATCGCCGCAAAAGAGGATGAAAAGAATAATCCCTCGACCAATGCAAATGCAACTAGGCGAGTAGCAAAACTACTATTCTTATCGTTAAGCCATTTTTGTGCCCAATTGAACTTCTTTGAAATGCAAGGATAATTCTGAGTAGCTTGGAATAGCTTGGTCTTTTCATCACTATCTTTAATATATGTGTCGATTAGTATGCTATACATCTCAGAATGTATTGTCTCGATGGCTACTTGAAATGCATAGAACGCACGTGCTTCCGATACTTGCACTTCATTCATAAATCGTGTCCCTAAGTTATCAGTTACTAGTGCATCACTACTTGAAAAGAAGGCTAATATCATTTTTATAAAATTCCGTTCATCGTCTGATAGCTTAGCCCAGTCATTCAAATCTTGAGCCAATGATATTTCTCCTGTATGCCAAAATGAATCAATCGACCGTTTATACATATCCCAGATATCATTGTACTGTATTGGGAACATAACGTAGCGGTTTTCGTCAGGGGTAAGCAAAGGCTCAGTAGTAATCGCATTATCGGACATTTGTTGTCTAAATAATATAGTACTCATATATTTATCTCCTTTTATTATATTACATTTGTTACCTGTTACCAAGTCTTAGCTAGTTAATGCAGGTACAATTTGTTACGGGGTATGATGTGACCGGACAATTTTAATGAAAAACTTATTTAATAGCTGATTACAATCTATACCAACAAATGTATATATGTTAGCATAATGCAGCGACATATAGAAAATGTGTAATAAAGAAGAGAAAATAATCGTTTAGCAATAATAATTCTTTTCACATTCTATAATAGAGAATATTTATGAAAAACCGTTCTAGACAAAATAGTTTGGTAGAACTTGGCGAAGAACCGTCCGACACGAAGAAACGCAGTCAAAAGGTTAAACGAAAAAATAGTACGGAACTATTTAATGAATTTAGAAATGAGATAGATAACGAGAGTAGTTTTGCAAAACAACGCGCCTACTACGAGAACATGCAACATTTGTCTGGAAATGAACGTGCAATATTTGATAATAAATTTACGAAACCCAAAAATAATAGTCAAATATACTACACAACACTATTGACACAAAAATCTAAAAAGATTGTTGTTGCTACCGGACCAGCTGGTACTGGAAAGACATTATTTGCAACCGAGTATGGCGTAAAGATGTTTTTAACCGGACAATATGAAAAATTAATTTTCACGCGACCATCTGTTAGTGTAGACGAAGATCTCGGTTATTTGCCTGGAACACTAGAAGATAAAATGGCTCCTTGGGTTCGACCGATATACGATGTATTATATAGTTTTATTACGCCCAAAGAGGTGTTGAGTTTGATGGAAGATAAAATTATTGAAATTTCGCCGTTGGGATATATGCGCGGCAGAACGTTTAAAAATTGCTGGATAGTTGCAGATGAAATGCAGAATTCTACCGTTTCGCAAATGAAAATGCTTATGACGCGTTTGGGTGAAAACAGCCGACTAGTGGTTACTGGCGATTTAGAACAATATGACCGTATAAACGAATTAAATGGTTTAGAAGATTTTTTAAGTAAATTTAAGGGAAAACGGTCGTCGAGCATATCAAGCATTGAGTTTTATAAAAGCGATATATTGCGCGAAGATGTAGTCAAAGAAGTTTTAGATATATATGCTGGCGATATCCCGGTAGATTATGCGCTGGATGAGGTTGATGAAAAATAACAGTTTTCACTATTAAAAAGTATTATTTTATAACGATATGAATAGATTAATTTCGTTGCTTATTTTATAGTATGCCACTTAAATTATCTTTACCAAAGTTAAGCAAGATGAAGTATAACCTTGCACCTGTCTTACAAAATAAGTTCGTCTTATATGCATTTTTAGCAATGACACTCATTCGAATTGTGTTTTTTGTTAACAGTGGAGATATGGCGTCTGTCATAACCATCGGTTTAGTTGGATTCATCACTTCGTTTTTTAGTAAAAATATGATTATCATATTATGTGTTGCTTTAACCGTTTCTAGTTTATTAACTTATGGTATTAAATCAAACACTCACGAGGGTCTTGAAAACAAAGATGATACTAACAATTCAGATGAAACTATGGAAGAAGAGAAGAAAGACGGCAAATCCGAAGAGAAGAAAGACGGCAAATCCGAAGAGAAGAAAGACGGCAAGTCCGAAGAGAAGAAGAATGATACTGAAACCGCAAATAAAAACGGCGAGACCAACTCAGTCGAGACTAGTGATAAGACAAAAGACGAAATGAAGGAACAATATGATAATCTGAAAAAGGAATATCCTGAATTTAAAGAGGTGCAGGAAGAAATTATGAAAGGAATTGAGAGAATGGATCCACTGTTACAAAAAGCCGAAACATTCATTAACAAATACTCTAATTATAAACAATAAAACATTTAGTTGATGTGTAACCCGTTTATTTATAATATATGTGCAAGTATTATATATTATAAATAAATAACTTCAAATGTTTGCAGCAATTGGTAGATTCATCAAAAAGGTAGGGCGAATGTTTGCAGCAATTGGCAAAATTGCTGTGGGATTAGCAGAAATAGTTGCTGGTATTGGAAGGGAACTTGGAGAAGCACCGGTCGGCATATATTTAACTTGGGTTCAGGTCGTTATATTTATACAAACATTATGGATGTTTTCCATAACAAACTTTACGTGTGCGATGAGAATGATGAATAACGCCTCATACTGCGCATTCTTTTATATTTTAGATGTACTTGGTCAAATATTATATCTTATACCTCGGCTCGTTATATTTGCATTATCTTTAATAGGAATGCCTGCATATGAGTGGGAGAAGGGAATATGGGATTTCTTAGAACAGGTAGATAGGTGGTGCATAGACTATATTGGTATACACATTATTCATTTTCCAAAGTCGATTCGAGAAACGTGTTTTAGTTGTAGAAGATTAAAACCAACCGCGTTTGTAAGTAAAGCGCAAAATACTGCGGCTGCGCTTAAGAACCCGATTTTACCTCTGCTAACTGGTGGAATTGGAACGGCATTCGGGGGGATGACAAGAATAAGAGACGCACTTAGATTTTAGTAGAAACATAGAGAACGAATATTTTATCAAGGAATAATATATAATATGGCAAAAAAATGTGTGCCTGGCGTAATTTGTATTGAAAATATTACCCTTACATTATTATTGTTTGTTAGTGGCATAGCAGGATATCTCTATTATAACCAACGCCAGAATCTGCATTATAAACGCCAAAATGATGACCACCTACCAAATGAACGCGTAATTGTTATTCCTCCATTGGGCATATCTTCACGTAGAGATCCCGTAAATGACCCTTATGCACCACCATTAAAGAACAATGGTTATTATCACGCAACAGATACGAGTGATATTCGCGGTCTGCCACCAACTGGTGGTATTCCAGTGAATGTTCAGACCCGCGGGTTAAATTCTAGTTATCAACAAGTCGGAATTTTAACTAGAAATAATGCAAACGACGATATGATTCTTCCATTAATGGGACGACGAGTAATGAGTGGTCGCGACAAGTGGCAATATTATACGATGACTAACACCGGCAATTTAAATACAAAGCTTCCAATTAGTTTGAACGGCAAGAGCTGCACTAGTGAATATGGTTGCGATGATATAAATAATGGCGAGGTAGTATATGTTGAAGGGTATAAAGATACATTTCGCGTAACAATGTACGAGAACAATCTATTCAGTTACATTCCAAACCTTTAGACAAAACACGTGCATTTTGAATCAAACTATATATTATTAGATTATATATAATATATAATGTCAGAAATATTTCACTTAGACCAAAACCCCAATTTTGAGAACAAAATAATATATGATTACGGCAAAACAGTGATTAATAAAAATGAAATTACTCTTCCAACCGACAAAACAAAACCGTTTAATATGACGTTTTATAATGGAACTAACGAACCAAATATTTTTTATGCGGCTGATGGATCAACCACGAGTTATAATAGCGAAAAGTGTTATATATATAAATTAATACATAATAATATTAGTTCGCTTACGTTGGATGAGTACGATCCGAGCATTATTGGTGAATTAGTTATTGAACATACAAAACCAGGTGATTACAGCAATAAACATTATGTGTGTTTTTTATTAACGACTGGTTCTCCCGATAATGTGAATGAAATCGATATCGCATTAAGTTTTAAAGAACAAAACAAATTATCTCAAACACAAACTGAACTCAATAAAATTATACCTAAGCAAGACCACTGCATTATATATAATAGTAGAAATAGCAATAGTGGTATTGAGAACACTGTATATGTATTTACTACACCAATAGAAGTGAATGCCCGGTCAAAAGATTTCATTACAAAGGGATTTACTAATAGTACCGATTTATTTAATAAATATGGTTCTAGATATGTAGTATTGCCTACGACTAATATATCTAAGAGAGGAGATGAAGAGATATATATAGATTGCAGTCCAACCGGCGAGTCACAAGAAACAATCGATACATATAACATTCCGATTAATAGCAAAATGGATTCTCAAATAGTTGAATCTAACAATATGAAAACGGCAACGAATTTTGCAATCTTCACCATTTTTTCAACGGCATTATTATTTATAATCCCCCATTTATATAAAATATCTGTGTTAAAAAGTGCCGTGCAAACTGGAATCGATGTTTCTCCAATAGTACGTATCCGAAGCATAGATTGGATCATCGGGTTAGTATTTTTGCTTGCTACGATCGCATTATTAATAGTGGGTTTTAGCAACGAAAATGACAATATAGTGTTTGCTGGGTTGGGCATATTTTATGTTTTGTTTGTATCAGTTTGTATTTTATATACAAAGAAAGGTGATGCAGAATTTGTCAAGATTGATGGAGTGCCACTGGATTATAAGGAAGACAAATCGAATTTCGAGTGGAAAGACTTTGGAAAAGTCATTTGGTCTATGTTAGCGTATTTGTTTGATAAAGAAGCCGCTACTGTATTTATTGCAGCATTCGTATGTTATTTCCTATTTTTATTGGGTATGTTTTTTTTGGGTATGGATACTATTTCTTGGAATACACTTGGAGCAGGAGGTGGGATATTGCTTTTAATCACATATACAACTTACTATATTATACAATTAAATAAGGGCAAATAATCTGCCAAAGTTATACCGATACAGTGAGCAATAAAATATATAATGAATCAACGATTATATATTTAACATAAGATATCTAATAGATAGATGCACTGCCGATCTTTTCAGCCACAGGCTTGAACGTGCTCGCACTATACACGCTGATATCACTATGTCCAATCGGTGCCATTTGTTCAACGACATCTTCTTCCAGTGATTTTGTCTTCTTAGGGTTCATTGCTTTCATCTGCGAATCCTTTTTAATTTGACTGGGAGTATATTTAACCATCTCCACACGACCGGTTACATTGCTTGAACGACGCATTAATTCATATGCAACAAACACATATAAAATAGCTAAAAGAGGATTTGCATTGAAAAACAAGAATATCGTTATCAGAAAGATTCCTAACATTCCAAGGGGCGAATCGACGACATTAGCCACTGGCGCTGGCATTTGAACGGGTACAATAAGATAAAAGGCAAAAACAACTAATGTTGATATCTCTAAGGTAGATAGTGACTTTAAAGCAGACTGAACACTCATTTAATATATTATAAGATACTATTATATTTTTCAGACGAATAAACATATTTGACAAAATTGAAATATCCTAAATACTATGTTCCAATGGTATATAATCGAACATAATCTAGGATGAACCGGTTCTCAAAAATGAAATATAATACAAAAAAAGAAACGAAAGAAATCTTTAAATTGACGGAAGACTACAAAAATACAATATGCACTTCTTCGTATCTTGGCAAAAAGGGGTATACTATACCCAAATCTTTGCTAGCAAAAGAAGACGAAGAATATTTGAGGAAAGAACTATTTGTCAAACCAGAGGTTGCCGGTGCAAATTATGGCAACCAATCTGATGAGAACG